GCGGATACTTACGCTGGTGCATATGCTTGTTACGGGTTACTAACTCGTCCCATGTCTCACGCCTCTGTAAGGTGGGGATGTACTTAGCATACTTAGAGAATACTGTAATGTCGCTAAGTATCTTGTTCGATGTTTCCATAATCTTTCCTGTTAATTTATCGGGCTGTATAGTTATACTGATTTATTGGTAAATGTCAAGACCTATTTGTACTAATCTAATATTATCCCTGCTATTAAGAATAAGACTATGCCCCCTGATATTACATACTCCATTAATCTAGCCCTGCTTTAAAGTGCTTCATAAAATGATCCATCTTACTCTCGTATGTGTAGGCAAATTTATTCTCCAGTAACCAGTCCTCCATACATCTACGTGTGCCATTCTTCCGCTTCTGTGCTCCGGGTAAGGCTACGTTCTCTGAGTGAAGTACAAATACTATGACTGCCATTGGGTTAGACTTACGCACATGGAGGTACTTGTCCATCTCATGTCGTGTTCTGAATCGCCCCTTGACCTCAAACCATACGTTACCCTTCACTCCGTCAGGTGTGTACTTACGGTGCTCCACTACTTCATAGTCCACCTTGATAGGCTCATAGGGTACATCCCACATAGGGCCACCAGCAAACAACCTAAACTCTAACCATGAACGGTAGGGCTTAGGCTGGTCACGGTTAGTGGCAAGGTAGTCACTCCATGAGTTATAGGGTGCAGGGGGTATCTCCTTGCAGTTAACACCACAGGTCTTACCTAGTATGCTAGGTGTTACCTTTCTATGCTTAACCTTCTTCACCCTTTTTGCAGGGTACTTCATAGGCAGTCCAGTAACTTGTTCATATACCAGATAGCTTTCTGAATGTTAGTACGTACATCCTGCTTCCTGTTTGCCCTCCATGTGTACTTGATGTTGTTACCCTTACAGAAACCTTGGAACTCCTCCTCTGTTAGTGCTGCTTGGATAGCGTCAATACATTCAATGTCGCCCACACCATCTGACTTGTAGTGATTAGGGTGGTTAACCAAGTCTTCCAATGCCGCATCTAAGTTAGCCACATTGAAGTTCTCTTCTACCCTACTTTGTGTAGCTCTGCTTGAGCCTTCATAATCTAACATATTACCATCCCGAATCATTATCCTTCTCCTTCACACTTAGTGTCAAAGTCTAGGGTTATTACATTGCCAATCTTGCTAACTATCTTATCAGTAGCGGATACAAGTTGGTCATCCCCTGCTGCAAGGCCTAGACTGTCTACCATAGCTGTAGTGTAGTCACTAAGCATATCATCAAAGTCTTCATTATCATTGCAGAACTGTACCATTGCTGACATCTTATAGGCTAAGAACATTAGCTGAGAGTGGGTATCATCAGACACTTCAGGCATAAGGTTACTGAACACAGATACTTGAACATCCCCCTCCCACTCATCCCCATCAGTAATAACAGGCCGCATGATTACACCGAAATCATTCTCTGTCATATCAATCATTATGCTGCTTCCTCTATGTGTATATAGTTAACCATAGCAGGCACCTTAGCCTTAGATGGTATGGATGGTTTCTCTACTAAGGTATCCCAGCATGAGTACTTGTGTTGGCAGAAGCCACACTCAATGCCTAAGATTAGGTTACCTGTCTTGACCTTACGGAAGGACTCTTCAATAGGTTTGTAGCATCGCTCAAACTCTGCGTTATCCGTGATCTTATCACAGACTTCTTCGAGTATAGCTAACTCAGCTTCCATATCAATACCATCGGCAGTAATAAACTTGAACTGTCCGTTAGCCTTGTTGATAACTATCCAACCACCTGCCTTTAAATCTAATGCTCTACTGTAACCTACCAGTTGACCTATGTAACCAAACGGATCTCCTTCTTTTAACTTAGCAAAGTCTATCCACTTGTTAGCATATGCCCAAGGACTACAGGATTTAATGTCCCATACTGCACCATCAATGATCAGGTCAGGTGTACCATTGATCGTGTGCTTACCTATGTTGAGCTTTAGATGTTCTCCATCCTTCCATACTACCCCCGACTCAGTGAGGATACCTTTCATGATTGCCTCTACAAGATCTCCTAGTATCATGTTGATTAAGAAGCTGTTGGGGAAAGGTAGTTTCTTCTCTGGTGCATTCTTATCAAACCATAACTGGCAGTAAGAACGTCCTATGTTAGACATACGTAATCTAAAGTCAGGGTTACGTGAGTCTACAAGCTGCTTCTCTAGTGCTACCTTTACATCTTTAACCATAGAGTTAAGAACAGGGCGGCTCATGCCACCCGTCCCTGCCACTACACTATTAAGATATTTCTGTACCATTAATTCGTGTATGTTCATGCTTACTCCACATCAATGAACTCGTTAACAAGACTTTCATCGGCACTGTTCAAAGTCTCTACAGCTTTAGCCGTGAACTCTGAGTTGATGTAGTCATTGTACTGCGTAATCCATTCTGAACTATTGCGGTGCATAGTTAGTACATGCTCTGTAATAGCCAAGTCAGAAGAGAAGTCTACGTCTACCTTAGGTACAAAGTAGGACTGACCATTGTTCATTTCACGCTCAATGGGACTAAGGTTAACACTGAACTGGATGAAGGAACGATTACGTCTAGCAATCTCCTTGAATGCATCACCAAAGGTCTTGTAGGCTTCTCGGTTATCAACTTCCCAAATGAATGGTGTGGTAGTTACCTCAATACTATCACCCTTCTCATTCACTGCACCTACCATATCAATCTCACCGAACAGCACACGTACACGCTTCACAGACTTAATGAGATCCTTCATCTCTGTAGGTACTGCGTTCCAATCTTCAATGAATCCTGCAGGCTTACCACAGTTAAAGCCACCATCTGTATCCTTAAGATCTGAATTAAGATCATCAGACATTAACGTCTTCACGTAACGACTGTCAACTGGATCACTGATGTAACGCTTATACATGAACGACTGCATAAAGAATCGTACATTAGCCTCAGGTGCATATGCCATAGTACCATCGGCTTGTTCCAATCGGTACTGTCCTGCGTCTACTACCTCCATCTTCTTCTTCTTGCCATTAACTTCAACGACACCCATCAGTGGTGTATGCCACATACGTAAGCGTGGTAGTTTGTTCTTGGAACCTCCTCCACTATTCACCTCGTTAGACATACCTGTTAGGCGCATCAACTCTTCTTGACTTACTTGATTTAAGGCTACTTCACTCATATTCATACTTCCTTTCTATTAAATTCTATTAACAATCTACTTGATCTAACCAATTGTTTCCCATCTTAGCTTCCAAAGATAGAGGTAAGTTGAAATCAATATCCCACAGTTTATTTACTGTGCTTACTAACTTACTCTCTACTTCTACGACTACATCTATCATAGCCTGCTGCTCGTCAGGGTGTACATCCACCACCATACTATCATGAACTGTATTAACTATGCAACTTTTCAAACCCCTTTCATTCATTACCTTTTCCATCATCAGCATTGACACAGGCACAATATCTGCCGTAGCGAATGACTGAACTGGATAGTTTTTAATCTTGGTAAAGTGAGTTACTGTACCATCCTTCCTTCTTGCCACATCGGGGAAGCTAAACTGCCTACCCGAAGGTGTGGTAATCTTCCTCTCTGTTAAAGCTTCTGTGGCTAACTTCCTATGCCACTCAGCTATGCCCCTGTACTTCTTTAAGAAGTGAGTGTAGTACTCAGCCTCCGCAGGTGTACGACCATAGCCAGAGGCACCATACAAGGGTGCAAAGGTATGCTCCTTAGCTGCCTGTCGTGAGATAGGCTGGCCTGCATCTGCAATAATGTCTGCTGTGTACTGGTGTACGTCAAATCCTTCAATGACTTCCTTGATAGCTAACTTATCCTGTGATAGGTAGGCTGCTGCACGAAACTCTAGCTGCCCAAAGTCAGCCTCCATTATCTTACCTCCTTTCCATCGTGATATAAACACACGTTTAACTGGGAACGTACCACCCCTAGGCATGTTCTGCATGTTGGGGTTACGGCCTGACATTCTAGCTGTCGAAGTTATGTGCTGTGTTAGCTGTACGTGTAGCATACCATCTGCCTTAGTAAACTTCTCAATGCCACCCACAAAGGAGGACAAGTAAGATGATACAGCATTCAATCTACGTAGCTTGGCTAAGAAGTCAGCTTCACGTACCATGCCCTTACCTTTAGCTGCTGCCTCTAGTGTCTCAAGGATACCCTTACCAGTACTGAATCCACTAGCACTAGCCCACGTAGCTTTAGGGGGTGAGAACTTAAGCCCTGCCAACACCTTAGTCTTAGTTAGTACGTAACCCTGTCGTCCACATGACTTGCAGATGTTCTTGTTCTTACGAGGCACCCCTTTCTTAGTAAGATGCTGAACCATACCAGTGCCATTGCATACAACACACTTGCTAGCCTTAGTCTTATAGACTGGCCCCGTCATAGACCGCACTGCATCCTTGAATGACGAGTCAGACATGAATGCATTGACTGTTTCAGCCCACCTCTTCTTGTCTACAACCTTCCGTGAGAAGACTAGGGTGGATAGCTGCTCTGGTGAATTGATGTTGATTGGTGTATCCCCCATCAGTTCCTCTACAAACTCCATCAGTTCTTCTTCTAAGGTTGCCCTCTCTTCTTCAAACTCTTTCTTTACCTTGGTTAGTTCTACTAAGTCTACCTTGATACCCCTCATATAGATAAGAGCTAACTCATAGCAGGTGTCCATAGTAATGTCTAACACAGACTGCATACTACTGTTCTCTGCATTAGCAAAACGTGCCATCTGTTTCTTGTAGACACCAAGAGTAGAACGCAAGTCATAGCGTAGGTACTCGTCTAGTTCATCAAAAGGAATATCCTTTGTAGATGTGCCAGACTTCCAGTAGTCAGACATAGTATCTAGCTTCTGCTCTTCCAGTTGATACTGGGCAGACACAAAGCCTAGGTTCAAGGGCGACTTGATACCCTTGTTAAGTATATACTCACCTAACATTGTGTCATAGATCTTTCCAGAATAAGTGAACCCACATTCCCAGATCCACGTAAGGTCATGCACTGCGTTGTGACAGACCAGTAGCGTAGTAGCATCTAAGATGCCCTGAGTAATCACCTCTCCACCTACAGTAGGCTCCTCGTCTGAGTGTGTAAAGGTAACTACAGTTTCTATTCCTTTAACGGGCCTAGCTACTGTGTCTACCTGTAACATACCTACCATTACTAATTCATTTTCTGCCTCAAAGGGGTCAAAGTGCTGCTTACCATCCCTTTTACAGGTGGTGTTCTCTACATCCAATACAGTAATCATAACTGCCCCCTAATATATTTAATTGCTCTCTGCATTCGTGGAACATCATCATTGAAGCAGCCCAGTGCTCTGTTGCAACTATGACAAAGCCAACCTCTGAAATCATCTGTCTTGTGACAATGATCTAACACCCATCTACCTGCACTACCCCCCTTACCCTCTGCCTGTGCTTCATCACATAAGCAAACAGGACACTCGTATCCTTCGGGAGGCTGTCCATGCAAATCCTTAAGCCCTTTACGTACCTTGGCTAAGTCGGAGGCACACACCTTACACTCTGGCCTTAGGTAACTACCACCACTAGCCGTGGAGAAGGCACTTAGGGGTAGGATGTTAACACACTTAGAACATATCTTTGTGTCCTCACACTCAGGATGTGCTTCATATAACTCTATGTCCTCAATGAATAACTTCAGTTGTTCATACTCCATACCTTGCAATCCTTCCATCTAGCATACATGTAACCTTACCATGCCACCCTGATAGTTTATTCTTAGTTATGTTGATATGACGCATTGGATCTTCCATTGTATCATCCTCCCCAATGGCAGGGTTCTTTGCAATCAGTAGCATAAGGTCAGCCTCTGATGCCTTACCTGTCTTAGAACCTTCCATCATAGATTGATTAAGTATTACCTTGCCCTCTGCCTCTGCACTTAGCTGTGACATATAGAACATGGCACACCCATACTGCTTGGAAATGTCCCTAGCATAGATAGCATTAGCCTTGAGCATCATGTCCTCACGGGCAGCACCATTGAGCCTAGCAAACTTATCACCCATGTCTAGTACAACAACGTCAGGTGTGTAGGATTTAATGACCGACTCAACCCATGCCATGTCCTTACCTGTGGCATCAATGAACTTAACATGATCCTTGATACGCTGGTACTTAGCAGTAGCTGCTGAAGGATTGTCCCGTATCTGATTGAGTGTCATACCTGTGGATGCATTGAGGTAACGTGCTGCTACCCTGTGTACTGCCTCCTCATTACATAACACTAGACACTGTGCGCCCTGCTCTGCAAAACCTTTAGGGCCAGCAATGAATGACGCATGGCTAGAAGTCTTACCTGTCTCAGGTCTAGCACCTATCATAATAAGGTGACCACCATTAACACCCTCCACCTTACGTGCCAAGGTAGGTAGGTTGAATGTCCACTGAGCCTCAAGGTCACTCTTCTTTAATAGATAATCCATATCAATGTCAGCCCACTCAACCGATAGGTTAGGTGTGAAGTCCTCATTGTAATTATCTAGTATGGCACGTAGAGGTTCAAGAGATGCGTGTTCACCATTGACGTATTCAAAGCCAAGGTTAGCTACCTCTTCTCCTACATGTTGTCGGAACATATCCGACAGTACATCACTGGCTATGTCCACACCCATGATAGCCTCACGCTCTACCTTGTCAAAGATACCTTGATAGGAATCCTTCTGTGCTGTAGTGATCGTAGGGTTCTTAGAGAAGAACAGTGCCTCCACCTCTATGGGTGTAACATCCCTGCCGTAGGTAGTAATGGCAGCATCAATGGTAGCCTTAACCTTGCGACCTTCCTTGCTGAATATACTGTTGGGGCAACGGATACCCTTGTGGTTATCATGGAAGTCTTTATCCATGAGTGTTCGTAGTAATGCTAATTCCATAATATGTTCCTCATTGTATACATTGTGCAGTATGGCTTACACTTTAATGTATAGCATGT